CGTCAAGGGCGGCGGCGGCGACTCTACGCACTGGAAGGCAATCACAGGCGTCAATATCGACAGTGTGTCGATGGGTGTCTCCGAGGGACAGCGCAGCGGTGTTATCTCCATTGAGACGCAGGATGCGTTCGCACTCTACAAGACACTCGGCCTTGAAAACTTCGTGACCGACGAGGCAGTCCTTCAGGGCGAGGGGTTTGACAATCTGCGCGCGATCTGCACGAAGAATCTGCTCGAGGCGGTCATCATCGGCGAGGAGAAGGTGCTGCTCGGCGGCAACTGCTCCATGAAACTCGGCAAAACGAAGACACCGACCCTTGCGGCAAAGACAACGGGCGGCACGCTCCCTGCCTCGACGAAAATCTCTGTCGTTTGCGCGGCGCTCACCTTCGAGGGCTACCATGCGGCAAACGTAGCGAGCGGTGTCAAGGCAAAGGTGACCCGCGAGAATGCAGACGGATCGAAAGATATTTACGGCGGCGGCACCGCGCAGAAGTCTGATGCAGCGAATGTGACGACCGGAGCAGGAGCAACGAACAGTATCACGGCCGTCGTTGCACCGACAAAGGGAGCTTTCGCGTATGCGTGGTTCTGGGGCGCAGAGAATGCAGAGAAACTCGGCGCGATCACGACGACGAGCAGTGTCACAATCACAGCCAATGCCGAAGGGACGCAGCAGGCAAAAGACCTGCCTGCCGAGGATTGGTCAGCGAACGATCTCGTCATTGACGGTTATCTGACGCAGGTTGTGAAGAACGGCGGCTATTTCAAGAGCATGCCGACAGCTGCGGGGCTGACGGCAGACAAGGCAGCGGGCATCGTTGAGATCGACGAAGCGTTCCGCTGGTTCTGGGATAAGTACAAGGCATCGCCGGACGAGATTTACGTCAGTGCGCAGGAGCTCCAGAACATTACACAGAAGGTGCTTGAGAACGGCGGCAGCAACCTGATCCGGTTTAACTTCGACGCAAGCACGGCGCAGATGGCGACGCTCTCTGCGGGCACGGCGGTCGGCTCGTATCTCAACAAGTACACCATGAGCGGCGGCACGCTCGTTCGCATTGTCCTTCACCCGAATATGCCCGCCGGGACGATCATGTTCCGCTCGACGACCATGCCCTATCCCGTCTCGAATGTCGCAAACATCGCTGAGGTGCGCTGTCAGCAGGACTACTTCCAGACGGAATGGCCGCGCAAGACGCGTAAGTATGAGTACGGTGTCTATGCAACAGAGGCGTTCGCACTCTATGCGCCCTTCGCGTTCGGTGTGATCACCAACATCTCGGATGTGTAAGGAGGTACAAACATGCTACTGAAAGCATATGACGTTACGGAAATCGTTATTGATGGCGTGACCTACGCTGCTGAGAATGGGCTGATCGATGCGCCGATCAGCCCCCACGAAGCAATTCTGTTCGGGCTGGATGCGCCGACGCCGGAGGAGGTTGCTGCGCTGAGGAAGGGTTCCGACAATACCTCTGGCGACAATACTGGCAGCGGAACTGAAAACGGTCAGAACGCCAACACTGATAGTGAGGATGCTGGAGGAAAGAACTCCGGAGGAAAAGGCGGCAAGTCCGGCGGTAAGAGCAAGGACGACGGCGATGGCGCAGCATGAGCTTGTTACGCTAAACGAGCTGAAGAACTATATCGGCATTACGTCAGGGGGCAATCAAGATGATGCTCTGCTGATGATGCTGATCCGCGCGGCATCGAGCTTTCTGCTCACGCAAATGAACCGCCGTGAAGGATTGGAGCACGACTATGAGCACACGAAAGGGATGCTGGATGTCCCGGATGACATACGATTCGCATGCCTTGAACTCGCGGCGCTGCGCTACAAAGAAAAAAGCCGCCTTGGCGAGGTATCGAAAGACCTCGGCGGACAGACCGTTGCGTATTCGCAAAAGGATCTCAGCGACTTCGGACGTGCCGTCATCCAACAATACAAACGGGTGACGCCGTGAGCATCGAGGCGATTATCGTCGGCGACGACGAACTCCGTGCGAAATTTCAGCGGGCATCCGGCTCAATTGACGGAAAGCTCGTTGACAGCATGGGGCGCATCACGATCCGTTTGCAGGCGCATGTTGTCCGTGACAAACTCTCAGGACAAGTCCTAAAGGTTCGCACGAATAACTTGCGTGGCAGCATACATCAAGAGGTTGTTCGCGACGGCGGCGGTATCGTCGGTCGTGTCGGCACAAATGTTGAATACGCGGCATTCCATGAGTACGGATTCCACGGCACACAGAGTGTCCGGGAACATATGCGGACAATCAAGATGGCGTTCGGAAAGAGGCTTAAATCGCCAAAGAAAATCGTCGTCCGCGCCCACGCACGCCACGTCGATTATCCCGAGAAGTCATTCCTGCGCACTGCGCTCAATGACCAACGAGATGAAATTATGGCAGAGCTCGGCAATGCCGTAAAGGAGGCGATCCAGTGACCCGTGAGGCTGTATATTGCGGTGTGTTTGACTGGCTGCACGAACGTGTCGGGGGTGATGTCATAACGTGGAGCCGCAGGCTGAAGCATTGGAATGACGTACCGACTATTCAGCAGCCCGCCGTATTCCTGACGCAGAACGGTGAACAGCTTGATCACCTGCGTGCGGTCTGGACGCTCCACATGGAACTGTACGTCTACGTGTCCGTTGGCGGCGACGAGAATGCGGTCACAGCAACGCCCATGAATCATATCCTGGATAAGATTACGGCTGCGCTACGGCCACGCCGAGAACTCGGCGAGATGGAGCAGACACTTGACGGACTGGTAATGGATTGCCGGATTGATGGGAAGATTGAAACCGACGAGGGCGCACTTGGCGCTCAGTCGGTTGCGATTGTCCCAATTACGGTACTGATAGCAGATTAGGAGGCAGATAAAATGAGTCAGTTTATATTTGGCGCGGGCATGATGATTGCGATTCCGAAGAAACCGACACCGACCCCGCGCGTCCTTGGGACGATGCAGGAGGTAAGCGTCGAATTTTCGGGCTCGACGAAGGAGCTGTTCGGTCAGCACCAGTTCGCGGAAGCCGTTGCGCGCGGTCAGCAGAAGATCGCGTGTAAGGCGAAATATGCGGGCATCAACATGAACGTATACAACGAAACCTATTTCAATGAAAATGTTCTGCAAGGGCAGAACCTCGCCATCTTCAATAAGGAGTTCGCGGTCGATAAGACTGCGTTTACTGTGACGCCGACACTGGAAGCGAATACGACATTCCTTGAAAATCTTGGCGTGTTGGATAACGCGGGCAAGACACTCACGCGTGTGGATGGCGCACCGAACGAGGGCGAATACAAGCTCGACGAGAAGACGGGGATGTATACGTTCCACGCCTCGCTCAAGGAGAAGCCCGTCTTCATTTCTTATCTCTATCACGACAAGAAGAACGGAAGCCGCATCATCATCAATAATCAGTTGATGGGTGAAGCACCGACGTTCAAGACAATCTTAAACGCGCGGTTCAACGGAAAGCAGACAACACTGATCCTTAATTCGTGCACGTCCTCGAAACTCTCACTCATCTCGACGAAACTCGAAGACTTCTCCATCCCTGAATTTGACTTTGCGGCGATGGCAGACGATACGAATCGCGTCGGCGAGCTGAGCATGTTGGAGTAAGAAGGAGCAGAGATATGAGTAAACAGGCTTTTTATGAGGGTATCGAGATTACAGTTCGCGGGGAGAAATACATCTTCCCCGGACTCAGTCTCGCACAGCTTGAGGAGAACATGCAGGAGATCGAGGAGATTCAGAACCTCACTGACGAAGACGGTCTGAAGATGATCGGCAAAATCTCTCGTTTCCTCTACCTTGCTTTTAGCCGGAATTATCCGGAGATTACAGAGGCGGAGTTCAAGAATATGATTGATCTTCGTATGGCCGTACAGCTCTTTAAGCAGATTCTCTCGGAAAGTGGCTTTGAGCAGGGTGCCCCCGGCTCGGGGGAAACGGTGCCCGCAGCGATCGCATAGATTTTCAGGCGATCTATGCCGAGATTGCTTGTGCAACAGGATGGACGATCGACCATATACGGCACAGCCTGACGCTCAAACGCTACAATGCACTTAAAAACGTATGGAGGAAATCGCCGCCCGCGCATGTGTGTCTGGCGGCGATTTGCGAATATCTCGGCATGCAGCTGACAACCAGCGAGCCGCAGCGCACGGCGGGCACGAAGCAAACGGAAATATACTACGATGAAAGCTATTATGATGTGGATGTACAGCCTGATGCGGCATCTGCACTCCAACAGAGTTTCGATCTTGCGATAGGGAGGTGAAGATATGGCAGCGGGTGATCAAATTGATGTAAAGATTACAGCGTCCCCGGATGCCTTTGTATCCGGCATCAATACCGCGCAGCAAGCACTGAACAGCAGCACCGCTGCAATGAAATCAAGTGCAGCCGGTATGGCACAGCAGATGCGCGACGCAATGCAGAATGTACAGCAGAATGCGCGCAGTGGGATGAATGGCGTAAGATCGTCAATCGCGAATGCGATGAACAGCGTCAGGTCATCCGTCGCCTCCATGAAGAATACAATCGGCGCAGCGGGCATTGCAATCGTCGGTGTCTTTGGCACGTCTACGCATGCCGCGATTGAGTACCAAAAGGCACTCGCGGGGCTCTCTCGCACCAGCGGCATGAGCATTGC